GCAAGCGCCATGACAGACGAGTTAATCGATGTAGATTTGCAGGAAGAAGAATTACCGGAGGTAGAGCAAGAGGCCGAAGAAAAGCAGCCCGAGCCGGAATTACCGAAGGGGTACAAGACAAAAGAAGATTTGATTGCTGAGGGGAAAGACCCAAACACATGGATTCCTCCAGAAGCATTTGCAGAGCGCAAAGAGCGGTATAAGGTCGAGACCAAGTACCGCCGCGAGCTTGAGGATATGCGCAATCAAATGGCGAACCTCAACAAGTTTCACGCTCGCCAGCTTGAGTTGACCAAGCAGCAACTGGAAAAGCAACGTGAAGATGCTGTGTTGACTGCTGACCTGAAAGAAGTGAAGCGCCTTGACGGGGAACTTGATCAACTGAAACAAGATCAGCCAGTTCAGGAAGCGCAGAAGCTACCAGAAGAGGTTGAATGGGAGGCAGATAACCCTTGGATCATGAACCCTGATGACCCGCGCACAGCCATTGCTCAGCGCGTTTATGTCGAGCAGATTCAAGCAGGCAAGACCATAGCTACAGCATTGCGCGCAGTTGATCGCGAAGTATCAAAGCTTGCCGAGGCTCCACGGGTAGACCGCCGCCCCGCAGCACCTGCCGCAGACTCAAGCCGTACCCCAACAACGCGCCGCGACGAATCACCGACAGTAACATGGGACAGCCTGAGCAAAGTAGACCAAGCCGTCTACAATTCAGACCCTGACATCTGGGGATCAAAAGCAGAATTTTTAAAAACAATTGCGAATAGCAAGAGGTAATTATGACCAGAGAATCAAGAGAGCGCGAAGCACGCAGCACGGCAGATAAGACTTTGGCCGCTGCTGAAAACCTACCTACCAATTTACGCGGTAAGCGTGACGCCCCAAGACAAGATGCCGGGGACTTGGATTTGATCTTGTCAGTGCCAGCCGGAACAATCCCCGAGGGGTTCACTGGCCACTGGTTTAAAGCGGATCGAGTAGCGCAAAAACTTGCCGAGTGGTGGTTGCACGTTACCGACCCTGCGGGGAATAACATCACTCGCACTCACAGGGATACAACTCTGTATCTCATGGCGCTGGAAAACTCTGAGGTTCAAAAATTAGACCAATTGCGCGAACGCCGTTACCGTGCTAGTATTGGAGAGACTGAGGCCGCCGCCTTTGAAGGGCGTGAAAAAGGCCGTCTCGAAGATTACACGCCAAGCGGCAACACATTTGAAATTAAGAAGGATATTTTCGCCGGTTTAGGCGAATAACTTCGGCGCGACTCGGCAGACCTGCCGGAATGGAGCGAATGAGATTTAACATTCATTTACTTTATTTAGGAGGTCTGCCATGCCCGGTGGATTCAAATGGGTTGATACCTTGTCAGGTGACCCGCACGCAAATGTTTTAACTTTCGATGTAGCAGCTTCTCACTCTACTCGTCTCGCTCCCGGTGATGTTGCACGTATCACCGGCACAGCAAACACCACTACTTTTCTAGCTGGTATTGATGCAGCCGCCGCAGGCCAGTCAATCACTGGCGTTATTAGTAACGTAGACCCATCTTTTGCAACCGAAAACTTTACCGACACAGGTTTGGCGGCTTCTACCGCTGGCACCGTGAAGGTAAATGTTGACCCGTTTGCGATCTATGAGGTTGATTGCTCTGCAACTCTTGCCGCCACTGATGTTGGCTTGAATGCCGATATTGTTGCTACCGCAGCGTCGCTGTCTGGTGGTATCTCTATTAGCAACATGACTCTTGATTCATCCACCAAAGCAACTACTAACACCTTGCAATTTCGCATCGTTGGCTTATTGCCTGATGCTGCTGGTGTTGTTGGTAACCGCGCTCGCGTGATGGTCAATAACTCAACCAACAAAGCTGGCGCAACGGGGGTATAACCATGAGCACAGTAATTTCTAGCGGTTCAATCCCACGCGCTTTACAGCTCGGAATCAATAAGATTATCGAGACCGGCACCAAGCAGTGGGCGCCAATTTATCCAAAGCTTTACGATGTATCAAAATCTAATAGTGCGTATGAAGTTGACGTGCAAATGGAAGGTTTTGGTCTGGCTTCTGAAAAGCGCGAAGGTGATGACATTACCTTCGACAGCAAGCGCCAAGGCTTTTCGCCAAAGTATGTTCACACTGCATACGGCAAAGGCTTCGTCTGGACTCGTGAAGCAAAAGACGACGAGAAATACGGCCTCGCTTACAAGGGTGCCCGCAGCTTGTTACGTGCGATGCAAGTCACCAAAGAAGTTCGTGCGCATGTGTTGTACAACACCGCGTTTTCTACTTCCTCAGCGATGACCGGCGGTGATGGCGTGGCTATGTGTTCAACTGCGCATATCAATGGACCAAGCGGTGGTACTTATTCAAACCGTCTGGCTGTAGATGCTGATTTTACCGAGGCGTCTCTTGAGGATATGTTGAAGTTGATCATGCGCGCAACTGATGATCGTGGGCTGGCTATTAACCTGATGCCTAAGCGCTTGGTTGGTCATACCGATCAGCTGTTTGAGTTTGAGCGTGTTCTTAATTCAAGCTTGCGCAGTGGCACTGCAGAGAACGACCTGAACGCAGTTAAAAAACTGAACATGATTCCTGACTATGTTGTTAGCTCATTCCTCACCGCCAACACCAAGGCGTGGTGGTTGTTGACTGACGCAGAAGAAGGCATGAAGTTCTTTGACCGCGTTGGTATTGAGTTCGGTGAAGATCAAAGCTTCACTAACGAAAATTACCGCTACAAGTCGTACATGCGTTTCAGTTCTGGCTACTCAAACCCTCGCGGGATTTACGGTACATCTGGTCAATAATTGAAGGGGGAGAAATCCCCCTTTGCTCATTAGGAGTGATTTATGGCTACTCGTTTCAAAACTGGCTTAGACGCCGCACCTGCTGACACCAACCGCACAGAGCGCATCATTGGAAATAAAACCCTAGTTGCTGCTGATACTGGGAAAACGTTTCAGGTCAAATCTGGCACATCTATATTTACCCTGCCTGCCACTGCTGTTGGATTGGTTTATACCTTCCACTTCACAGGGCGTAATGGTGGCGGTCAAATTCAGGTTTCACCCGTAGCCGCAGATGGCGTTGCCGCAGCAGGTTCGGCAGTGGTAAACAAAGATTTGATCATGGCATCTGCAACAATTAAGGAGGGCGACTATGTGACAATCGCCTCTGGAGTTGGGGCGACAGGGGTTACTGCATGGCATGTGACCGCACAGCGCGGAATCATCACCAAGGAGGCTTAATATGGGTTCCAAAACCTATGTTGAAGCCGATTGGGCAACCGGAAGCGCAACCGCGCCATTGCCGTTAAATCATCGGCAGGCACAGTTAGCGCTTGAGGTTGTTGTAACCGGAACTGTCAACTTTGATATCGAGTCAACCAACGCAGATTTGCAAGCAGGTGAAACTGCCGCATGGTTGCCAGATAGCACAAACAGCGAAGGCATCACCGCAAGCAAATGGTTAACGTTTAACAGTGTCCACCGTTTTATTCGTATACAGATAAACAGCGGTGGCACTGGCGCAACAATCAAACTGTTGTGGTCACAAAATGTCGGCTAACGACCCTTGGACAATTTGCGATGCAAGCGGATTCAAATGCAAATTGTCCGAGACTCGTTTGATGTGGAACGGGCGCAGAGTAAGGGCTGATTTTTGGGAGCCTCGCCACCCACAAGACAGAATCCGCACCCCCAAAGAACAAAAGCCACCGAAAGACACAAGAAGTGAGCCGGGTGATCCACCGGTTACAATTGAGTTCACTCAGGACATGATCATATGAAGACTGCAGGCGATTTAATCCGTGAGGCTCTACGAGCTGCAACCATTACAGGGACAGAATCGCCAGTGTCATCAAAAGATTTTGCTATGGGGCAAGATCATCTAAACGATATTCTGCGAAACCTACAGTCTGACCAAATCCACATGTGGTCTGAGACTGAGGCAACTATTCCAATGAACCAAGGCCAGCGCGCCTATGTGTTCGGTACAGATCACGCCTTTACTGATTACATTTACCGCACCGCATCCGCTGCTGTATCTGGTGCGACTGTGTTAAATATCGGGTCAAATACGGGAGTTACGATTGGTGACAATATCGGGATCGAGCTGTCGACCGGCGTTCGACAATGGACAACCGTAGATTCATTGTCCGGTATTAATTCGGTTAACCTTGACGCCGCGCTACTTGCGTCCGTTAACGATTCAGCCACGGTGTACATTTACACTACTGGCATTGATCAGCCGGTTCGTATTCTGTCCCTGAGATATTCAGACGGCGAAACCTATTCGGATATCCAAACGTGGCAAATCAGCCGTGATGAGTATTACAACCTCACCGACAAGTCGGATACCGGATCAACCAATCAATGGTATTTCTCTCGCCAGTTAAATGCGGGCGTTTTGAATGTTTGGCCAACTGCCGACAACTGCAAGCGACTGCTAAGAATTACCTTTATCAAGCCACAGGAAATACCCGCAGACCAATCGGAAAACGTTGCAATTCCTCCCGAGTGGTATTTGGGGCTGAAGTTTCAATTGGCTGCTGATTTAGGAGTTACGCGAGCTATCGCTGCAGATCGCTTGTTGATAATCCAGCAACAGGCCGCAGCGTACATGCAAAAAGCGCGTGACGCAGACCAAGAATTCACCAGTTTCTCATTTGCACCGGATAACCTTTAATGCCGCGCACTGATATCCCTATTGCTGACGGGTTTTACCGTGACGAGTCTCTAGCCATTAGTGCGAGGGATTGCGTTAATTTGTTCCCGCACCTTCCAGAAGGGCAATCAGCAACCACTGGTGCGCTAATTGGATGCTCTGGCATTGAACAGGTATGTGACACCGCTGCAAACGCGTTTAACCGTGGAGGGTCTGAGCATAAAGACAAAGCCTACACCGTCAACGGGAATAAGCTTTGGCGTATTGACTTCACTACTGATGCGTTCGGCGTTAGGACTTATTCTGCTGTAGATGTATCGGGATCAGAAACGATAGAGGGCACCGCTCGCGTATTTATGAGCAGCAACGGCGACCAACTTGTTATTGTTGCGCCCGACTATGCCAACCAGTTCAACGCATGGATTTACACCGAAGGCGGCGGGCTGGTTCAAATTTCCGACGCTGATTTTGATGGACCAGTTGCTGGAGTTAGTTACGCATACGGGTTCTTCCTGTTCCCCAAAAAAGACTCTAACAAATGGTTCATATCTGACCTTCGCGACGGTTCGGCATACATTGCTACTGATTTTGCCAGCGCTGAAAGTGACCCAGACCCTATTCAAGCAATCGCCCCGCTCAATGGCGTCGTTTATGTGTTTGGATCGAGGACTGTAGAACCTAATCAGATTTTAACGGGTGTTGCCGAGTTCCCCTTTGAGGCAATACCAACCGGCACCCAGCAAAAGGGCTGTGTTGCACCTGCATCGCTAATAGAAGCGGATGGAAAACTTATCTGGATTGGCGCAGGCGAGAACGAACGGCCTTCAATTTACGCCACTAATGGTGGGGAGCCTTTGCGCGTCTCAACTGCATCGGTAGATAACCTTATCTTTGGTGGCGGGATTGATCCAGTGCGCAATGCTTTTGCCCTTAGGTGGGCTGAGCGTGGTCATGTGTTTGTGTCGTTTACCGTGCCCGGTGTTTGCACGATTGTCTACGATCCAACCACCCAAAAATGGCATCAAAGAAAATCCCTAGATAGGTTCAAAAATGAACAGCCTTGGCGGGTTACGTGTATAATTGACGCTTATTCTGTGTTGTTAGTTGGTGATGAATTGTCCGGCATTGTCGGGCGAATGAGCGACGAAATTTTCTACGAATACGACGACGAAATAAGACGCTATTTTTCAACTGCCCCAATTGATTCTGGGGGTCGCCCGTTCAGCATTTATCAAGTTCAGGCAGTGATGGAAACCGGCACCGCGCCGATAACAGGTCAAGGTTCTGACCCTGTGCTGAAAATGGAAGTTTCCCGCGATGGAGGTAGGTCATTTGAGCCTGCAATATCGCGAAACATAGGAAAAATTGGTGAGTATTATTCGCCCATCGTATTTCCGCCATTGGGAAGGTTTGACCGGTCAGCATGTTTCCGGTTTTTAATCAGCGAGCCAATCAAAGTGGTATTTGTTAAAGCGGAGATGGAAGTCGGTGCGTAAGCTTGATCGAAATACTCAAGTAGTAGACCAAGCTGGAAGGCCTACGCAAGCGCTTCAAATCTTTGGCGAGGAAGTATCAAAACTCCCAACCATATTGGGCACAGGCTCACCGGTTGGCGCAGTAGAGGCAAGAACAGGGCGCACATACATAGACACCACTGACGACACCAAAGTCTATTTCAAAATGGCTGATTCGGTTGGTGGTGACAAAACATTGGGCTGGAAATACGCGGCGTTATTATGATCATACTCGACAACTTTTTAGAAAATTACAGAGAGCTGAAAAATCACGCAATATCTTGCAGTTTTTCTGACGTTGTAAATCCGGTCGATGGCGTGACATATCCATTTATAAACAAAGAGATTCCAGAATCTATAGTTAGTGATGCAAAAGCAAAATTAACTGAGATATTTGGCGATGTAAAAATTAACGCTATTTTTTTGCGAATGAGTCCTGCAGGGGTTAGTGTTCCGCACATGGCTCACACTGATATTAGTATGGGGCGCTATAGCCTTATGCTGTACCTGAACAACATGGAAGGCGCTGGCACTGGACTTTTAGCTCACAAGGAAACAGGAATAGCGTTTACCCCTGAGTCACAGTATTTTGCTGATATTGTTGTTGCGGATCAAAATAATTGCGATGCTTGGCATGTTACAGAAATGGCACATATGAAAGAAAACAGAGCGGCAATATTTGACGCAAATAGATTTCATTGTGCATTGCCGGTTGGCGGGTTTGGCAATATCCAATCAGAAGCAAGAATTGTATTGACGGTATTTTTTGATGATTAGAAAAGCAGATTACAGTGATTTTGAAGCAATTCTTGATCTTTCCGAAGAATTTTGGAAAAGCACAATTTATACCGAAAAATTTGACCGAGAACATACAAAAGTAATGGTTGAAATGGCTTATCAACACGGGCTTTTGGCTGTTATTGATTTGGGTGGAGTTGTTGGATTTTGTGCGGCGGTTAAAGCCCCTATTCTTGGCTCGCCATTGGCACTGGGCGCAACAGAGTTGGCGTGGTACGTAAAGCCTGATCATAGGGGCGGAAGGAAAGGAATAGAGCTTATGATATATATGGAGGAGCTTGCCAAGGCTGAAAATGTTAAATATTTTACGATGGTAGCTATGCACTCCAGTATGGAAGTTGGTCTGATCTATGAGCGCATGGGCTATAGCAAGTCCGAAACGAGCTACACAAAGGTGCTTTGATATGGCAGTTACTACAGCATTGGTTGCAACAGCAGCCACAACAGCATACGCGGCAAATAGATCAAATGCAGCAGCCGATAAGCAGGTAAAGGCTACTCAAAGTGGCATTGAGCAAACATCTGCAATGGCCGAGCAATCACGGCGCGACGCCATTCAGCTCTACAACCAAGGCCGCCAAACAGGGCAGCGTGGGTTAACGTCTGCTTTTAACTTCTACAAGCAATCAGCACCGGCCAGATACTCCCCAATTACCCAAACAGGCATAGCCGCGCAACGGGTAATAGGTCAAGGCGCGCAGCAAGCTAACAACGCGATTTTGGGATTGCCGGTTGATATGGGTTTTGCTAATCCGCAGCAGGTAAATCCTGATTTGTCATTTTTGCAGGGCGCGCAACTTCCTGAGCTTACTGGGGAATACTTGCCAGCAAATGAGCCGGTTCAAGGCGCCCCAATTGGAGCGGGTATAGCTGGGCAGGCTGCACAAAATGCAATGGGCACAAGAGGCGGAAGATTTGGAGGCTTAAGATGATAGGCATGCAACGAGCTGGAATGATCGGGGGAATGCCAACGGGCGCCGCTATAACATCGGTGCAACCCGGTATCGCACCTATTCAGGCTGCAAACCCTGCAATTACCGCCAATACAACAGTTACCCCAATTCAGCAGCCAATGATGGCGCCAGCTCAAACCGGCGCACCTCCAATTGGGCTTATCGGATCTGAACAGGTTCTAAATCAGGGCAAGACCTCTGCTGAGCAGGCACTTGAGGAATCATACTGGCGCGCTCGAAACGAATCTGCCAATTACCGCGATGGAATAGCAAAGCGCACTTTGTCACTTGATGCAACTCCAAGTGCTGATGTAATTAACCCCTTGAATGAAGCGGCTGCTAACTTTGACCCGTACATGAAGACCGGGCAATCAGCTGATAAGCTTTATGCGGATTTAACCGGCGCCAATGGGGCGGAGGCACAAGCAACAGCACAAGCGGCTTATGAGTCATCGCCAGCCTTGCAGTATCAGATTGATCAAATGCAAAAGGTTACAGAGCGCAGCGCAGCGGCTAGAGGTGGCCTCCTTGGCGGTCGCGTGGCTCTTGAGTTACAGAAAAACGCCCAAGGATTAACTTCGCAAGATTACTTTAAAAACTTGGGCGCGCTTGATGCTCAGGCAAACAGAGGCGTTACGGCAGCCAGTCAGGTTGGTGGTATTAGGTCAACACAGGCCGGTATTGCTGCAGGACTACAAGGCCAAAAGATGCAGGCTCAAGCTCAATATGAGATGCAGAAAGAGCAAATCAGAAATGACGTTGCCAGTCGATTAACAAGCTTGGCCGAGAACTACGGAATTAATAAGGCTGGAATTAATACCGGATTTAGTCAAGTTGTCGGAGGCATGAGAGAGGGCGCAGGTTATGCAGTCGCTCAAAATGCAAATCAGGCCGCTAGCAATATTTCATCGATCTTGCAAAACCAAGGCGTTCAAGTCAGTGAAATGATGGGCAAGGACATCGCATCGATAACTGATATGATTTATCAATCAGGAATGCAGGATAAGACCGATATGCAAAATCTGGCTGCTATTCTCGCCAATATCACAGGCGGCCAAGCGTCAAATGTAATGCAAGGGCAAAGCGCAATTGGCGCCGCACAAGCTGCAGGCACTGTTGGCGCTGCTAATGCGGTTACTCAGGGTATTGGGACGTATTTAGGCACTACTGGAGGCAAGAAATGATTGGAAATTACAACGTAGATATGTCGCCAATCGCCCAAGGCTTAAACATGAGGGCGGCTAACATTGAAAACGAGAAAAAGCGCCAGCAAGAACTGGAAATTAAAAAACTGGTGTCAAAATCTATTCCGACTTTGCGCGAAGGCTCTTACATGCGACAGCTATTTGAGGCTGACCCGCAGACTGGGGCTTTTTTGGCAAAAACTCTTAATATTCCTCTGGATAACCTGAGCGACATGGAGCAATTCTCCCAAAACGTGAGAGCGATTGCCGGTGTGGCCAGCAAAGACCCTGCCGGTGCGGTTCAGATAGCTCAAAAACTTCGCGACGACCGCGCCCAAATTGGATTAAATACCGACCAGTACGACAAATTTTTGCAGACTTACCAAGAAAATCCAGACATGGCCATTCGCGCCTTGAATGTTATGGATGAGGCGCTTAATAAGGATTTGATTGAGGCTCAGAGCCGAAAGGAGCGTCAAGTTAAGCTGCAAGAGCGCGAGCTTGATATTAAAGAAGCTAGACTAAAATCTGGCGTCGAAGACCCAAGCGGATTGCGTCAATTTGAAGGAATGACTGAAGGCCTTAGCCAAGAGGATAAAGATCAAGCAAGGAGGATTGCGCTTGGGCTTGCGCCAAGAGCGGTAGGATCGGCAGCAATAACAACGGCAACCCAAGACCTTACAAGGCCGGTTGCTGAATCTGAGTCTTTCATAACTGGCGCAACCACTACCGCCAAAAAAGACGCCGAAGATTTGGTTAAGTACAAAAGCAATATTTTTGACTCAATCAACTCAAACAGCAGAATGCTAAGCAAATACAACTTTGCTATTAAGCAGCTCAACGATGGGGCAAACACCGGCCCTGTAATTCGCTCGCTTCCCAACTTAAAAGAGCAATCTATTTTGGTTGATGTTGTGCGCAAAGAGATAGGCATGGAGTTGCTGGGCAGCGGCCTTTTGGGTGTAAACCCTACAGACAAAGATGTGCAATTTGCACTTGAAACTGCTGTGCCTGACAACTTGATGCCAGATGCATTGAAGCGAGAGCTTGAGCGCAGAAGCTCAATCCTTCAAGATATTAACGCAGCACAAGAAGAATATTATCGCTTGATTGAAGAAGAGGGTATGACTAAGGGCGACATTCTCAAGCTTGCGAAGCAAAAGCGGCAAGAACAGCAGCAGCAAGAAAAAGTCGCAACACAATCAGCGTCAAGCAAATACAAAATTGAGGTTATGCCTTAATGCCAACTTACATTGTTACCGACCCTAATACTGGGCTCAAAGTAAAGCTTACCGGTGATACACCTCCTACTGATGCAGATTTGGACGAGATATTCTCATCGCTGGCCGCGCCAGAAAGTGAAGCAACTCAGCCAACTGGATTTATGGCCAAAGTAAATGAATACACAAAGCCTGCAAACGAAGCCATATCATCAAGCGCAATAGGTCGTGGAGTGTCAGAGCTGGCGGCAGGATTTAACCGCGGCGCAGCAGGCCTAGCTGATTTTGCGCTTAGTCCCGTAAATGCAGCTATGGAATTAGCTGGTAGTGACATTCGCATCCCAAGCGCCGTACAAGCTTTATCGCCTGCTACTCAAGGCAACTTTATGGAGGCTGGTCTTGGTCGCGATGTTGTGCGCGCAGCCGGTGAAGCGGTGCCCGCTGCATTGGCTACTGGTGCGGCTATTCGTAGTGCTGCGCAACAGCTTCCAGCCATGGCATCTGGCGCCGAGTCTGTAGGTGCTGGAGCATTGCGCCAGATGGGGTCGTCTACTGCAGCCCAAGACGCTATCTATGGTGGCATATCTGGTGCTGGAGCTGCTGTTGGTCAAGAGCTTGGTGGTGATGCGGGCGCTATGGTTGGCGCTATTGCAGCGCCTGCCGTGGTAGCTCTTGCCGGACAAGGCATGGCGGCAATGGTTAAATCGATATTTGCTAACCCATCCACTGGGGTTGCTGCAAAAACAATTGATGACTTTGCTGCATTTGGTGAAACTCCAACTGTTGGAATGGCTAGCGGCAAAGAAGGACTGCAAAGCGCTGAGACAATATCAAAAAGCACTATTGGTGGAGGGGCGCTTCGCAGTAAATCGGAATCAATAGCGGAAAACATGCAGAAAAGGCTTGCCCAAATAGCTGATGACCTGAGCACAAAAGAAGGGGCAGAGGCTGCAGGGCTTGAGATTAAAAAAGGCATTCAAGGCAAAGGTGGATTTCTTGATCGATTCCGCGAAACATCATCAGTTTTATGGAATAAGTCAGATTCAATGATTGACCCTGCCACACCGGTCACGCTTGATAACACCAAGGCAATATTGGGGCAGTTGGTTCGTGGCGACAAAGTGGGAGAGATTCTGGACAATCCGAAGCTTGTTCAATTAAATCAAGTTTTGGATTCCGGCGAGCCAATCGATTACAGCACATTAAAAAGCTTGCGATCATCAATAGGCCAAAAAATTGGTAACAATGAGCTGATTAGCGATATTCCACGCGCAGAGCTTAAGCGTGTTTATGGAGCGTTAAGCGAAGACATAAAGACAGCAGCAGCACAAAATGGTGATGAAGCGCTAAAGGCATTTGAGCGCGCCAACAAATTTACAAGGTCAGGCCATGAGCGGATTGATAACTACATTGAGCGCATTGTGAGCAAGACCGATCCGGATAAGGTTTTCGATGCCTTGACCAAAGGTGGCGAAGGAACCAAAACTATTAATGCGCTAAAGCGAAGCTTAAAGGATGACGAATGGGAAGTTGTCGCATCTAATGTTATTCGCAAGATGGGGCGATCAACTTCGGGCAATCAAACGGCTGAAGGAGATGCTTTTTCTGTTGATAAATTTGTCACTGATTGGGATAAGTTAGGCAAGGCAAAGAATGCGCTATTTTCCGGTTCTGATAAGTTGGAATCATACGCTGATGACCTGTCGAAGATTGCAAGAGCCGCAAGCACAGTTAAGCAGTCAAGCCGGCAGGCCGCTAACTACAGCGGGACAGCTCAGGCAGCATCAAGACTGGCGGCAGGGACGGGGCTTGCTACCGGCGTGCTAAGTGCAAGTCCAACGCTACTTGGTTTGACTGCTGGAAGTATCGCAATGAATACTGGTGGTGCCAGATTGATGAGTAACCCACGGTTTGTTAAGTGGCTTGCTCAAAGCGCAAAGATTCCAAAAAGAAACTCCGCCGCAGCTATTGCAGCCCTATCAAGCGTTGCAAATCAGTCGCCCGCAGATGATGCAGCTGTAATCCAGCAATTGGCTGAAGAATTGGAGCAAAATAAATGATAGAATTACTGGCAGCTGCCATCATTTTTGTGTTTATTTGGGCGCCTGCATGGTGGCCGGAGGATAAGCAATGACTGAACGATTCTACTCGCCATTTGCGCGATTCTTTACGTCAGATTTAAAGACGTTGCCGGGTGCTTTGCTGTACTTTTACATCAACGGCACCACTACGCCAAAGACCGTGTATCAAGACGCAGCAAAAACCACGCCACACGATAACCCAGTTGTTGCTGGCACTTTGGGCGCTGGCGCTGATCAATTCCCAGCTATTTTTTTGGATGGCACCTACACGGTTGAGCTTAAAAATTCTGCAGGTGTAACTCAAGACGGATGGCCACAAAACAACGTTGGCGGCGAGCGCGTAGAGGGGCAATTTGATAGCTACTCATCAATCAATAACTATCAAGTTGGCGACTTAGTTACAGGCTCAGACGGCCAGCGATACGAATCCCAGTCAACTCCAAACCTAAACCGCGATCCCACGCTGCTGGCTAACCGTCCGACTTACTGGAAGCAAATACACCTAGAGCAAGAATACGATTCTGGTGCAACCTATGAGATAGGGCAGCAGGTTATTTATTCTGGTCTAGAGTATGTAACCACCGCTCAAACAACCGGCAATACTCCATCATCAAATAGTGCATATTGGAAGCTAGCAGCTGAGTTTTTCGCGTGGAATTCATCGACCACTTACGCAAGCGGCGCCGCTGTTTACGTAGGATACAAAAAATACATATCCCAGCAAAACACCAACCTAAACCACACCCCAACGGATGCCGGTGATACTTGGTGGAAGCCTGAATGGATGACTATCGACGGATTGACAAAAGACGTATCGCTTAGCGGCGGAGGATCGTTAACAGCGTACAGAGTGAATAGCATAATTGACTCAGGAACCTACACATTCCCTGCTGCAAACTCAGTGCCAGCGCAATCTGTGTTAATCGTAAGAAAGTCAGAGCGATACAGAGCGGCGCAGCCCATTGTACAGCGATCAGGAAGCGACTTAATCCGCAACTCATCGGGCACAGATACGCAATTGCAATTTGATTGGCCATACAAGACGGAGATAGTTTTTACGTCTAACGGCTCCAACGAGTGGAGTTACTAATATGTTTTTAACATCAAGCATGTTTGCAAGCGGCGGGACGTCTGTAGCAACTACGTCAATAGTTAATGCGTATAGCTCCAATGGCGTAACTCCTAATTCGGTCTCTTTTAGTGTAATCAGAGGCACAAAAGTAAACGTTAGCGGAGCGCTTACATCCAACACGCTGGCGACAGTGCTTAACATTACTGGAACTGCTGGGTCAATGTCGCAATTAGCAGTTTCAACTGTTGACGCAGCCGCAAGAACTATACGCGTAAAGGTTACGATTGACGGGAGCGGAACAGCTGCTTTTGATGCTACCAGCGCATCCGTTGCCGCAGCCAATAACGGGGTTATTGTTGCTGGGTTTACAGATACATCTGCTGTGAGTCTTTTAGTTGACGGCTACCCAATCAAATGGAAAACATCATGCCGTGTAGAAATTGCTTCATCGGTTACAGAGACGGCAAAATTCAACATTGGATATCGTTACAACTTGGAGTCATAACATGGGTGAATACGTAGAAACAACACTGCCAAACGGCGGGACAGTTGTGGAGTGGGTAAGCCCGCCTCCAGCGCCAACGCACAAAAAAGACGGACTAACCCGCACAGAATGGATTGGTTTGTTTACTCCAGATGAGACCACTTTGCACACTAAAACCCGCGCACTTATTGATAACATGAGCGCAGATTTTAGCTATCTTTCTGGTGGCGCACTGATGGATCAAGCAGCAACGGCATTAGGTCGCCCTGATGCCACATATCGCGAATTGTTGCGCGATGTGTTTTTCCATTTTGATGCAGCAACATACCCGCCGGGGATTAGTGTAAATTCGCCAAATGTCATTGCAGCAATGGCTGTACAGGTGGCGCTTGGATTGATTACGCAGGAAAGTAGCAATACAAAGCTTTTAGGTAAGCCGTTATAAAAAAGCCCGAATTAACGGGCAAAGGGCGCAGGTTTCCAATACTGCAAATTAACGTTAGCACAGTTAAGAGGGTTGTCAAATGCCACCTAAATTAAAACCGCCAAAGAAAGTAACTAAGCCAAAAGGTAAATAACATGCCTCCAAAACTTAAACCGCCGCAAAAGCAATCGAAAATATCAGACCAGACAGAGACCAGCCAAAATGAAAAAACTACCAGCACAGGCGTATATCTTGCTATTGGTGTTGGGCTTGCATTATTGGCCTTGGCAGTTATTTTCTGGTGATATTGGGTGGCTTGTAACGGTCATAACGATCCCTTTTTGTGTTGTAATGCTGTGTAATAAATTGACGCATGAAAACTGGGCAACGGCGGTTATAATTGTCGAGGTAGCTTGCATGTTGATTAACGCGACTTTATTTGCGTTTGGATTGCATAAAATCCCCATGAGAGAGCACATCATGCTATCAGGGTTTATAATTGAGCTATTATTAATCACCATGAGCATGGGGGCTGGCATTGGACGTATCCGCAATGACCGGCTACACAATCATATCAACAGCGTGGATAGTTTTTTTAATTGTTCGCGCTCTGGCTATCGTGTTGCGGAGGCTTCGCAATGCGAGATGCGATAAATGTAATCGACCCGCTGATTCAGGCGGCAAACAATAAGATCACGACTATGTTTGTGGCCGCTGGAACTTTGGCGGCTAGCCAGACATCATCTGTCAAATCACTGAATGAAATCCCAATTACTGAAATATTTCAGCACGATCTATCTGCATTGGCGTGGACTATGCTGATAGCCAGCGCTTGGATAATCGTGCAATTCCTCAATTTTGCCGGTGTGTTTAGCGGCATAGGCTGGCTTTGGAGGCGTTTACGTGGAAACTCTAAGACTTAATCTAATCCGCTGGAATGCCGCGCCTCTTTGCGTTGTGGCGTTTCTTTGCTGGCTCACATACCTACTTGTTGAAAAGCTTCTATCGATGAGCTGCGAGGCAGACACGGGCGTCTACGTTGCGCTTGCCGGACTTGTGGCAACTATGGGCGGGATCATTTACAAGCTGTACGACTCATTGCAGAAAAACAGGGGCGCAGAGTGAGTGAGCAACTGAAAAAAATCCTTTTTGCTGTATGCGATAAAACAGAATCAACTGCAGGCGCTCAAGCAGTTTATTTGCCGCTGTCAAAACTATTGCCAGAGAATGGCATCACCGACCCCAAAGAGATTGCAGAATTTTGCGCTCAGTGTGCCCATGAGTCAGGTGGATTCCGCCGGTTGATTGAAAACCTGAATTACAGCGCTGAAGGTCTGGCGCGCACATGGCCAAACCGGTTCGCAATGGCAGATAAATCGCCCAATGAATTGGCCGTTAAAATCGCCCGCAATCCTGAGCTCATTGGTAATTATGTATACGCCAATCGCATGGGCAACGGATCACCGGAATCTGGCGACGGTTGGAAATATCGCGGCCGTGGAATTATCCAATTGACCGGCAAATCAAACTACCAAGCAGCGCAAGACGCTATTGGAATTAAATGCGTCGATAACCCGGATATGTTGTCCGGTATCGATTGCGCCGCGCGCGTGGCAGTTTGGTTTTGGGTCAAAAACAAATGCGGCAAGGCGCCTAATTTCGAGGCACAGGCGCGAATCATAAACGGCGGCATAAAGGGCTTGGATGATCGCAAAGCCCGCCTCGCCCGCGCACAGGAGCTTAACTGATGCATAAATTCTGGTTTTGGTATCACACCACAATGCTGGATTTTACGCGATCAATTACCGGCGTCATGCATCACCACGCCCGAGCCGAATACCACGAATCGAAAATTCAGGTGAATAAATGACAGCTTACACAATCAATGGAACCGGTGAAAAGGACGCTAGCCTTAGCGCAACATACTCTCCGGCTGGTGTTCCTTCTGGTGCTGGGGATACTGTTACATTCGCCGCCAATCAAAGATTGAGAATCCCTAGCGGATTTACTTTTGATGCTGTAGTGGTTCCTGCTGCAGGATCAGGTGCGGGAACCCGCTCTGGATTCATAATCGAGGGCGGAGGTGCCAGAATTTTAAGAGCAGATGAAACCTGGGCTGCTTTTAACTATTTGGAGTTTGTTGGCTCAGGTGTTGCAACGCTGGACTTAAATGGATTTAATCTTTGGCATAACACAACGGGAACAGCAGTAAATAGTGTCATAACGAGTGATGGAGTTTGTAGGCCTGTAATCACATCGTCAGCTGCTATGTCTACAGTTTCCACTCCTGCTGATGCGGCGGCTGTCGGGTATTTAAAATTAGAAAATGCATACGTGACAAACGTAAGTTTTAAATACGGCTCAGGATTTTATGCTGGGCATGACTTCATCGTTAAAAAGACTACATTCTACAACGCGGGTCGCTGGGAGAACTACACATACTCACAACTTAGCGATGACTATGTAATCGATAGGGTTGTATGGGCTGGCACCTGTGTCAATCCGCTTTTTGAAACTCCACGCAACAAAATAATTAATCTGCGCGCCCAAAATGGAAATACAGGCGGAACATTAAGCACTGAAAGACGTATAAGAAACCTAGTGATTTTAAGCACAGGAGTATCGTCCCCGTTACTAAGAATGGATCATTGCCCTTCAAATATAACAGTTGATAATGTTTATTTGAACACAGCGCAACAAATAACAAATAACGATGTTGATTGGCAAAATTGTTTTTTCTATGACGCAAATGTCGAATCGCTTGGCGCAACAAGAGAGTGGAAGGCTTGCTTTGTTGCATCAAATCGCAATAACCCTCACACCGTTGAGGGCGGGGCGCGGTGGACTGATTCTATAATTGAGTCGGTTTATGGTGCCAGTGGTTTGCAGACAGATGGTGCAGACCACTTTATGTCAACATCATTAACCGCCAATAAATACGTAAAAGGCGGCCTTGTTATTGATAGCTACGGCGGCGCTCTGCTTAACACGGTAGGTACGGTTGCTGGCGCAACAGGAACATGGCTGCTTGAGCATTGCACATATGTAATCGACTGTCGCGATGCTGTTTACGGGCAATTAATCCGAAATGAAAATTCTGGTTTTTTTGCTGCTGGTGCTAGCGTAACGGTACAGTCAAATATCTTACATGCTCGATCTAACCCTAGCGGCGCCGCCAGTATTCGAGCATGTAATATGGAGTCTGGCGCCGCTACTGGGCAGATAGATGTGCTTAGAAACAACTGTCTATCGATACCACATGCAGACCTTAATCAGGTGTATTACAGGTGCGACCAAGGAACGGATGATGTTTTTGTAGACCCCATGTTCACTGACGAGAGTCGAGGGATAGTATCATGGGGGGCGCAGTACGGGTACACAGGCTACGCTGATACTTGCGATGGGTTAATTTACGGGGCGGTTGGTTATGATCCATCTAGTCCAAGCAGCCCACTAGACGACAGCTTGATAACTGGTCGGACAGTTGTTGATTTGATTGGATGGATCTCAGCTGGCTATGTTCCGCAAAACGTTGCGGTATCAACCGCTGCCCATGACGGCACCACAATAGGTGCATTTGCTTATCAAGCGCCTCCGCCTAGCGGCGATGGAAATGGACTCACATCAGTCGGACTAACCTCTCGCGGCCTCACATCACCTAGTTTGACTTCGGTGGGATTATGACCACTAAGCCGTTATTGATCATAATCAGCATCTTAACCCTATCGCTTGGACTGGCCTCCTATGGCCTTTACAAGCAGGTTAAGGCTAATGGGCGGCTAGCAGTAGAGATAGAGGCGAAACAAGCTGAAATCGACGCAGGCGAATCGCTAATAGCAAAAGAGCGCGCAGAATCCAAAGCTGCTAGCGATCGCGCAATCGAATCACAACAGAGAGCAAACGAAAATGCCAAAGAACTGGAAAAGCTTCACACTTGTATTGCTGATAAGTCTTGTGTGCCTAGGGTGCGCATCAAATCCGCCTGCCATCTGCCCGGTTCCACCACCGGCGCCGCAGGATCTAATGCAGCCAGCGCCGGATTTGCAGAAATTGACGGATCAGATTATTACCGTTTAATCGAAGCTCAGAAAAAAGCGCTTTGGATGATTGCCGGACTTCAAGCCGAAGTTGCGGCGCGATCGCATCCTGATTTTTGCCAGCCAAAATAAAAACCGTAAATATACGGCCTGACCAGCTTTTTACACAAAACTCACGTAAGTCGTTGAAAACTAACATGGTGCTTTGCGTGAAAAGCGGCCTTGGCCGTTTATTCCGCTGTTACAACTCGCGAATAATTGAGCTAATCGCTAAAGTTATTTTGGCTCTTGTTTCTGGGTTCTGTTTGAGTTCATTCACCCGTGATTCAAGTTCACCGCCAATACGCTCAATTAAGGTTCTCGCAAGTTTGCGGTTTAGCTCATCTTTCAGCGCTTGCCTGAACTCGGTGCCACCAATAAGATTTACAACTTCATCATTAATTAATGAGAAAATCGCATCCTGATTTTTCTCAATTACTTTTTGAGTAAGTATTGAAAGCGGTTTGTTGTAACCTACCAGCTCTTTATTGAAAGCATCGGCCAAACCGTTCTTTGCAGCCTGTAGTATTTGTTGCTCTAAATCCATATCGTGCCTCTGTGTTTGTTGTAACAAAATTATCAAACGGATGCGGCATAAGTCGCCGCAATTCTCACTATCTACTGCGCACCGTTTATAACGGCGTTATGGCGCTACACTAGAAATATCTCGTGGCACTAATACAACGCCAGTTCGAGCACAGGTTTCGCACCATGACTTTTCAAGCTCGCTGCCGCGGCAAGTAGGGCATTTTTCAAGCTCTTTGGTTCCGGCAGTTATCTCGTAACCGGCTTCTGCGCGAGCCATTTTTTCGCACCATTCTTTGCTGAAATTGTATTTCATGAAAATCTCACTAAAGTTGGCAAGCCATAACAAGTCACGCCAAACGACGCGGTGTAAGCATCAGTTTTAAATAGCCACTCCCAGCGCGCGTTTGCGCTCGGCGTTACATTTTCCAGCAACTTAAAGCTGCGCCGTCTTTTGTCACCATGGAAGCACACTTAACGCCTTTTTCAACTTCTGTCACTGTTATCGGTGTGGCGGCATTATTTAGCAATCTTGCACCGTAAGTGATTGCACCAATAACCAAAATAAGCGCTATAAATATTATTCCGTAGATAAAGTATTTTTTCATTTGTAAGCTCCAAAATGTAACAAAGTTATGAAATTGACGGAAATAGAATTCCGCATGTATCTAGTTCGTGCAGCCGCAATTTATAACGGCGTTATGCGGGAAAGAACTTATCTGCATTAATCCTAAGGCATACCAAATATGGAAGGCAATCGTCATTAGTCCATCCGCCAGCATATGTATTTGAATGCTTTAGCTTGTTGTAAGTTTCAGCATCCGACTTCCTACAATAATTATGCATAATTTGCCTTGCTCTAACTTGTCCAATACCATGTTCGTTAGCAACATCTCTAATAGTTCTATTGCTAATCAGTATTTTTTTTGAAATCTCCGCATCTCGCATAACAAGCGTATCAACTGGATGCGCCTTAGCATCGCATTCGTTTATTTCGTTGCTCATAGTCTTATTTCCGTAATTAGTTTTTACTTTGCTGCACGCAGTTATCCGAGCGTTATGCTGCTTCGGGCTGTTCAATAGCGCGCTGAATAAATGCTGTGCGGCACGTAATGTCATCGCCTACGTGAGCAACATTGTAATCAAGCATCGCTGTAGTTTTCCCGCCAACAACTACGCCATTAGTCCACGTATCGCACTGGCTTTTTACACGCATCGCAAAAGTGCCTTTACGTTGGCAAGTAACTAAATAAGTTTTTCCGGCTTCAAGTTTCATAGTTTTGTTTCCTGTTTTGGTTGTTTGCATAACAAGGCGTATCATCCGACGCGGCATGAGTGTGCCTTGTATTATTTCAGCAATGGCGCGGCTGTACATGGGCGTTACATTCACCGGATTTCCAGCTTTACGCAACCTACACCGGCGCGCTTGCATTTCCACACATCAAACAGCGCTGCAATTAATGATTCACCTTGGTATGAAGGCACGTAAACATAGCCGCTATATTCGCCGTGTGTATCTTCTACCCAAGCAAAAACACTGTACTTATTTCCCATATATTTCTCCTAAATTAAATCGCTATGCAAATGTAACAAGTCGCTGAAAGGCGACGGTTCGTAAATTTGTTTTCTGTTTTGGCATCTTCATGCCGCGCTTTAGCTCGGCGTTATGCAGTCGTAAAATTTGCAGCCCATGCCATCAAGCCGCGCTTAACATTGCCTCCGTTAATTCGGATCAAATCGCTACCAAGATTGCCTTCGTCGAAGTGGTTAAGCCTCAAGAATGTTTTATCTTGAAGGCGAATCAATCCGCCACCAACATGAATTCTAATCTTGCTTGTATGCTCGTAAACCCCGCTACCAAGAGAAATCCAGCCTTTGCCGGGTCTAATCGCAATTGGTAATTTCATCCATCTGTGTGTCGTAGTGTTTTGCATAACAAGTCGCTCAAAAAGGACGCTGCTAGCGTCGGTTAAATTTCGTTTAATGTGCCAGCGCCTTTTAGCTAGGCGTTATGTGGTAGCCGCTGAAATAGTAACGGTTCGCGGCGCGCCTACCAGTTCCATTTTTGCTTTTGGATTTTGCCCTTGGGTTTCTGCGCATGACTCAGCTAGGCCAATTAACAGCCCGCACAGCAGAGCCATTGTTTTTTCTGCGTCAATCCTAGCCATATCAGCAACCAAATCAATTATCTCATCATCTAAAAAATCATCTTCCACTGCATCACCTCAAAAAAAATCACACATAACAAAGTTATGAAATTGACGGAATGTAATCCGCCGTTCTTTACTCTTATTCCCTGCCGCAATTTATAACGGCGTTACATTCACTGGCTTAATTCATCTAACTTATCAAGCAGCTTGTTTAGATTTTCATTAATTTCAACAACAATGCCGTCACCGAATTGGCTTTGGCAGCTTCGTTTTGATATGCAGCCAACCACCTCTTGCGCAATATTTTTTAATTCTTCAATTCTTCTGCTTGCATCCACGTATCGTGAATGGCGCTGCATTTTATCCATTGGGTCGTCTGTCCATAATTCAGGCGGCATATTTAAAACACCATGTAGCATTAAGTCGCTCATTTTTATGTCCTACCGTTTTGTAAATGTAACAAGTCAATATTACGGACGGAAATAGAACCGTCCAATTTTCTACCAATGTCAGCCGCCGCAAATCTCTGCGCTATCTCTTATCAACAATAAGCCACTCGCGATTAGACAGCCGAAAAGGTGTTGTTTCTTCGCCACCTAAGTACCACATGCCGGTAGTATCTATGCACACTGGTAGTTGTTTTCCGGTCTCGCGGCTCTCAACAATTGCATTACCCCAAATCGGGATTGATGGCATTTCCGGCTCTTGGATTTTGTTTGTGATTACACTTCCCACTTTTAAGTTTGAAAAGCCGCGTTTTTTAGCCGCTCTGTTTTTCAGCTTTTTATCGATTGCGTTGCAAATTCGCATTACCAAAACTACAACAACAAAAAAACCTAGAAAGCCGATTACATTGTGATAGTGTTCCATTATTTACTCCTTAGCAAAAGTCGCTTGGTTTGTGGCCATAGCGGTAAGTATCTGCATCTACACCAAAAATGCTGTTAAATGTTTTTTTGCAGTAGCTTGGCTCCCGTTCGGTTGATAGCTCAGCATCTTGCAAATCAAGCATATCGTTGTACTGTCTAACCAAGTGTTGAAGCTCATACTCGGTATTGCGTAGCGCGCTTTCCTTTACGTTTTGAGCGCAGGTTTTCAGGTTTAGCCTGTTAGCTATTGTTATGGCGTGAGGAGTTCCTAGATCAAGCAATAAGGCAACCACTGCAGAATCTTTTTGATTATCTGGCAACTCATCCCAAACGATACGCTCGCGCACTTTAGGCGACTGATTGCACCATGCCATTAGCGTTTTTGCTGACGTTATTTTCATTTCCTTCCCCATTGTTTGATGACTCATTATAAATCCGGTATTTGTTAATGAGAGTAAGCTAAGTGTTAAGTTGGGTTAATGTTACTTGGCAAGCTGCTTGATTATTGGGAATGGATAAACGAGTCGGCAATACCCCATTTTGCAGCCAAAAATAATATCAAAGTCAAATATCTTGCGCATGATTGTCATTGTCTCTATGTCTCGCACATAGCATTCATCGCCTACCTGTAGTCGTTTCATCGTTCAATTCTCCGCTCTGATATCTTTTCAACCCAACTTTGTGACACACCTAATTCATGGGCAATAGCGGCGCTTTTTAGGCGCCTTGCTCTTGTCCTTGTTGCCTCGCGCAGCTTGGTTAGCGAATCAATTACGCCGCTTAACGTTGCCACTTCAGCAATCAAGCTCTCTCGCTCTTTTATTAGCGCAAAAGCTCTTTTGTATTGTTCGTCTGAGTATTTTTCGGGCATGATTAACTCACATACGCATCATGTTCAATAGTGAACGTTTTTATTGCGTTTTGTATCCACTCGTTAGCCTTGGCGCATTTTTCCAGCATGGCCTTTTCAATTTCCATATCGCGAGTAAATTTCGCTATTGTGATGCGGTGGTGCAACGGGATTGATGGATCGATAGTGTGCTGCTTTATGTCATCCCAAGGCTTTAGCAGTTCTTCTGGCGTGTCGATAGCACAGTAGGCAATCTCCCACTCTGGCACGTCAAACAAGCACATGTACCCGCGCGCCTGCCATTCGTAGTCCTTCTTGCCAGCCTGATCTTCATTTAGCGGGAATGTAAGCAAAGACCATGCGACCTTAATGTCCACGCCTTTTTTCGAGCTTGTGGCGATCAAATCAGGCTCGCCGGTAATAATCCCGTTGTCGCGCCGCGCATCGCTTGGTAGCTTTTTCAGATTGTATAAAAACACGTTGTTGTAAAGCTCAACGCCTAAATCCTCGCAAGCGCGCCCCTTTTGAATGCAGCGAACATCATCAAGCGATTTTCGAACGCCAAACAATTCCTCTCGCGCCATTTCAAGCATGGCGCTGGCTGCTGTTTGTGACCATTCCGCGCCTTTCTCGCGGGCGTTAGTCATTATCTTGCCTATTGAGCTGCACCGAATCATTGTGTAACCGCCTTAAAAAAATATTCAAATGACAAATACCATGCCCAAAATGGAATTATGCAAAAAAGTGTTGACCAAAAGCCTTTTGAAACAACAAAGCCAATAATCCATAGTGCAATCCATAGGGATTCAATTAAGTATTTCATTGAGCGGCCTCCACTGGTAAATCAGTCCATTCTGCGCCTTCCTGCCATGCTTTAACGGCTTGCATTTGGGTTTCATTCAAGGCGCGATTAGCAAGCAAACGATCAATAGTTAAATCACCGCCTGATGTTATTTTGGCGATAGAGTTGTTCAGGCCGTCATTGCTGATTGCTGGCTTTTCTGGTTGTGCTACTGGATTGCTAACCTCTTCTTCAGGCTCTTTGAATTCCGATATTTTGTGAGCATGTAAATCGCCCTTATGCCACATCTCAAGGGCGCACCCAAATCGCATGGCGGCATTTCTAAGGGCGTCTCCAATTCGCTCTTTTGTGGCGTTTCCACCTGATTTAATGTTAGATGGCGCAGCTTCGCCATATCCCATTTTTGTTACGCCAAGAATGGTAAGTTTTATCCACATTCCGCCATCTTTATCAATAACCGGATAACCGTCTTGCCCAACTGCAACAGGCTCCCATGACCAAGCTGGGTCAACATCTAAAAGCCTGTCAGTAAGGGCAGCGTGACCAACATAGGAAAGGTGCATAACCTTATCTTTAGCGTGATATTGGCCGCAAATAGGGCAATTAATTTTTGGGATTTTGTCCATATCCTCTTTTTTTAGCATTGGCTTTGGCAGCCACCCGATCAAATTATCAGGAAACGGCTCGCGCAATTTTTTAAGTTTTTCGTTTCTCAAATCCAATTCCGTCAATTGATTGCTCATACCTCCCCCTTTGCCGCTGCAATTGCGGCTATTGATGCACAGTAATATGCGTTTGATTCTGGATTTTCATCTGTTGCATGGCAAAGCAATTCATATGCAGCAGATAAGTTTTGCAGCGCCTCAAGCAATTGATCGCGCTGGTTTACGATTGAAACAAGTGCCGCTGTCTTTTCCGGCGATGCTTCTGCGCCATCAAAAGCAATAAAACATATTTCATCATTGGAATCGTAAGCCTCCCAATCTAAAAAAGTTCCTTGCTTTAACGGCAATTTGATTGCGTTCATTATTCCCCCTTAACCCCGCCCCATGCGGTATGTGAGTAACTATAATCGCACAAATTATTGCTGTCAACCACTTTACATACAAAAAGATTACAGCTAATATGATTAAACAAACCAACAGGAGGCAATAAATGTCATCAACACAAGTAAGACTTCACCCACAAACAAAAGCTTTTTTGGATTTACAAAAGGAAAAAATTAACAAGGCGCGAGGCAAGGCAAAGAAAAAGCCTTTAACGATGGATGACATCATCGCGCTGGCAATTGAAAACTTAACCTTGGATATGGGGGTGGCAAAATGAATACCGCAGGAATTATTTTTTTAGTTATTTGTCTTTCCCTTAGCTCTGTAATCTTGGGAATTAATATTTCCCATATATACGACAATAAAAGAGCAGAAAAAGCCCTTGGCAACTCAATCGAAAACATAGAAAACCTGAAGCGCGACTGCGAGAAATCGTTACCGCGCAACAAAGAATGCGCTATGGTTTTTGATTTTGTTCCCGTGGAGGCTGATTATGAATAACGGTGATATGCCAGCAAGCCCAATAACTAGCGAGCTGTATCCAATGGAAGCAATGCGCAGCAATCTTGGCTCTATGCCTACTGGGCTAACCAAGCGCGAGCGCTTCGCAATGGCTGCAATGCAGGGGATGATTTCGTCTGGTGATATGGAGCTAGCCGAGGATGGTGTTGAGTCTTTTATTGCTGAATGCTTGGTTAAATACGCAGACGCACTATTAGCCGAACTTGCAAAGGAAAAATCAGCATGAAATACACCCGCACCCCCACCGGCATTAAATGCCAATACTTCGGCCACACTGTAACCGGAAAAACGTACCGCGATTGCGAGCGAAAAATGTTTGTTTTGATGAGGGTGAGAAAGTGAAAACGATTAAAGGCTTTCCCACAATTAAGTCGCTTGTTGAGATTTGCAATAAGCATGGCTTGCTCACTCACCCAATTGGGGATTATTACAAATACTGGAAAGCTATCTCGTTTTCTCGTGAATCACAAAACGAAATAGCACAGCAGGTAAACCAAGAGATAATGAATTATTTTATAACTGAGTTTCGTCCTGCAAATAGAAACTTGGGAATAACTGGACAAATAAAAATCATCCAAAAGCGCGAGGATAAGTTATGAGCAATGAATGGTTTGAGAATTGTGAGCTTCCTCCAGTTGGAACGCTGTGTGAATACAGAGTCGGAAATTTCTGGAAGCCTTGCGAAATAAAAGGAGACGCCTTTGATTATGGCGAGCGAGTTGTACTTGCTCAGGTAGGCGACACTGCAAAATTAGTTACATCAAAATGCAAATTGCGTCCAATTAAAACCGAGCGAGAAAAGGCGATAGAGGAAATGGTAAAAGTATTGATTAGAGGAAATGGAAGTACACTTGGTGATTGCGCTAAAAATCTTTACGACGCTGGCTACCGCAAATTGGAGGATTAAGTAATGACAGATCAAATTGAAAAATTGCGGGAAGATTTTGAATTATTCATTGTCAATAAATTTGAAGTGACAAATCCAACCGCAGAAAAGCGCAGAGATAGCGGCGAGTATTTCTATGCTCATGTTCAATTAGCTTGGATTGCGTGGTGCGAGGCCAAGCGCAATATGCCAGTTGTTGAGCTTCCAAATCCTGAGCTGTGCTTTACAAGCAGCCCAAGCGGACACGGGGCATTTGCTTATGTGCACCTTGAGCCGCTTATTGAGCGGCTAGAAAAGGCTGGCATTGAGTGGATATCGGAAAGCCCATATCCGGTAAAAGGTGAATGACATGCGCATAATGGAAGAAAGATTAACCCAACAAAACCCATTTACAAGCCACAGCGCTGCGATATCTGCAAAGATGCGAGAGCAAGAGGAAATCGACAGGTTAAGAAAAGAGTTCTTGCGCCGTGGCGGTAAAGTTGACGTGATTGCGGCGCCTGATTACAAGCCAAAAGCAGCGGACGATTTAAGCATTAAACTGCGCGAACAGTTCGAGCGTGGCCGGTTAAGATCGCAGAAAAACACACCAAAAAAGAAACGCAAGTATATCCGTTTTAACGGCACAAAATCGCCGCAGGTCATTATCAACAAAAAGTACATCGGAGCATACGCAACTGAAGCCGACGCAGTAGCAGCGCGTGACCAGTACCTTATAGACAACAACTTACCACCGGCAGGAGATTAATATGCAATGCTCGCCAAATTGGTACTGGCATTGCCTTGGCTATCGAATTAATCGCGATGGTTGGCGCAGGACGATAACAGATTGCACCGGTGCTATAGTTTGCGAAAATGCAGGCTATAGCGCTGAGCTAGGAATTGCGCGATTTATATATTTTGGCGCAATCGCTGTATTGACATTGCACAAGGCAAATGCAAGCAGCTGTCCACTGTCCACGAACACAGGACGGCAACTAACACGTTTTTAGATATAAATACAGGTGAATATTATGATTGACTGGGAGCAAGTGGCGCGAATCAACGGGCTAACGCCAAAAGAGTTCGAGAAAGAGATTTTAACCGTTGCCGCCTGCCTTGGCGCAATGCGAATTGATAACGGTGATGCTGGCGAGGCTGATACATTAAAGTTTACATGCAGCGACCAGGTTTCGCCAATTGCCGTTTACGTAAAGCGGCTACCTAAAACCGATTAATTGATTCTACAAAATGAGGTGAGTTATGGCTGATATTGCGATGTGCAAAAAATCAGACTGCCCTAGCTTTGGTGAGTGCTACCGCGCTCAAGCAGAGCCGAATGAATGCCGGCAGTCATATATGGATTTCGACAATTACGGCGAGTCTTGCTGTGATGACTATATCCCAGTTGAGCCGGTGTGGAAAAACAAGCCTCCAGTTGCTTAATCCTAAATATTGATTATAATTCCCTTGCGCTAGTAGCTTGCCCCCAGCGGCGAAAGCGCGAACCCAATAGCCGAAAGGCCTGTCTGTGACAAGCAGTGGGGAAAGAGCGAGGTAAACAATACAGACGCTTTAGATGGTCAGCCTTGTTTACCGTTAAACAATGGCTAAAACCTTTTTGCCAGTACCTTGCCACGGTATTGTCACCAAGGCTGACTTTCTAAGGCGTCTTTTTTTATGTCAAGAAAATACCCATACAAATCCCCCGAGCAGTTCCATCGCTGCGCAGAATTGCAATCCAAGGCCGACCGCGCCGCCGCTAATATCAAGTACGCCTACAACAAGAAAAAGGCCGTGCGCGCTTTCCTGCTTACCTTATACCTGAGTATTTAATAATGGATCGTCCTGATGTATTCATGCCGCTTTATATTGGCGATTACCTTGCCGGTACTGGCAGGCTAACAACGGAGCTTCACGGTGCATACATGTTGCTAATTATGGATTACTGGATGAACGGATCGCCTCCAGATGATGATTATGCATTGGCATCAATAACCAAAATGAGTTTTGATGCTTGGAGCATTGCTAGAGTAAAGCTTGAGCAATTCTTTAGCATTGAGGATGGATTTTGGATTCACAAAAGAATTGAACAGGAATTAAGCAAGGCGATTGCAAAAAAGGCAAAAGCTGCTGAAAAGGCATCAAAAGCCGCTGCTGCAAGATGGGGAGAGCATAAAAGCGATGCTACAAGCATTCCACAAGCAATGCATAAGGAATGCCCTTCACCTTCACCTTCACCTTCAAATGTAAATACTAATTATCCTTCGGATAATGTGCCTGTGCAGGAACTTGTTGAACTATTTAACAAATCATTCCCTGAATTGCCAAAGGTCAAGATGATCACCGACAAGCGCCGTACTGCAGTTAGAAAGCGCTGGCTGGAAAACAAAGAGCGTATGCCTACACTGGAACGCTGGGAGGCATTTTTCCAGTACGTGCGAGGCTCTGACTTCTTGATGGGAAGAACCGCAAAGCCTTGGGAGGGATTTTGTTTTGACTGGCTAATGACTCCATCAAATTTTGTAAAGATTCTGGAAGGCAACTATCACGGGAAAGGTAATAACCAATGAGATTTTCAATCGAAGCAGAGCAAAGCGTGATTGGCGGGTTACTCCAAGACCCTAACAAACTGGATGACGTCTTGGAAATCATCACCGATGCCGATTTTTACAACTCTGATAACCGCCTTATTTTTGCCGCCATTTGCGATATGGGGGCGAAAGGTAAATCTGTAGACGTTGTTACCCTAGCTGACTTTCTGGCTGATAGCGGCAATTTGGAGCGGGTTGGCGGGCATGTATTCTTAATCGAGCTGTACAACAACACCCCCAGCGCTGCCAATCTACGCTCATACGCCACAATCGTGGCTGATAGGGCAATGGAGCGCCGCATCACTGAGGCTGGCCAGCGCATAGCCGAACTGGGTGACGATGAAGCAATCCCAGTGGATGACAAGCTGGAAACGCTACACGGTGAGCTGGCGGGGCTGGAGCGTAACGGTAACTTTGAATCGGTTAAGTTTGACCAGATCCTGAAAGGCCGAATTGAAGTAATAGACGGAAAATTCAGGGGCACAGCAAAGCGCGGCATGATGACAGGATTTAAAGCTTTGGATGAGCGTTTTCAGGGTATTGGTGATAGCGACCTATGGGTGATAGCTGCGCGCCCTGCTATGGGAAAAACTGCATTTGCCATGAACGTTGTTTACAACATCGCCAGCACGGGCAAAGACGTTTTGGTTTTTTCAATGGAAATGACCAAGGAGCAATTGGCGGATAGATTGTTGGCGAACGCCTCTGGAGTTGAATCAAACCTTATTCGCAGCGGCCAGCTACAGGAAAACCATTGGCCTTCGCTATCCGCTGGAGTGATGAAATTAAAATCCATTGGTATTCACATTGTGGATATTCCGGCGATAGATATTCATCACGCTAAAGCGATTGCGCGCAAGTTTGCTAGGCAGGGCAATCTTGGGATGATTATGGCTGATTACCTGCAATTAATGCGCGATACAAAAGCAAAATCGAGATTTGATGAAGTATCAAGCGTTAGCCGTGAACTGAAAGTAATGGCTAAAACATGCGGCTGTCCAGTGGTAGCGCTTTCACAGTTGAGTCGCGGTGTTGAGAGTCAAAAGGAAAAGAGGCCAGCATTAAAAGACCTTCGCGAATCAGGCCAGATTGAGCAGGATGCCGATCTAATTACATTCATTTATCGCGATGAGTATTACCACGAAAACACTCCCAACAAAGGAACCGCTGAGTTAATAACTGCAAAGTTTCGCGAGGGTGAAGTTGGAACTGATATTCTCGGGACTCAATTGCAGTTCAGCCGATTTATTGACATTGATTATTCAAGCTATGTTTTTAACTGGGAAGATCAGCAACAAAAACCAACCGGGCGCAGATCATTCGATTAGCAAGGGTAAAGCATGAAAATAAAACTCAGATTCAAGCGCGATGTTGGAATCCACAAAAAAGGCGATGAAAAAACATATTACCCGTGGAAATTTAACTGGCAAGGAATGAGCGAGCCAGAGCGGGTTGAGAAAGGCATTTTTGTTGAGTGCTTTGGCCAAGGCGAATTTAGCGTGTACAGGCGTCAAGATGTAACGCCTATTTTTGAGTGAGGCGACATGAAAACAGATGAATTAGTAAATCGCCTACGCGAGCTATCAGAGCAGATGATCCAGCTAGGAACGGAGATGGACTACTACGGCGGGTTTAACGCTGAGATAGCGGAAAAGGGCAAGGAACTGGCTGGCGCCGGAATGATTGCAAAGACGTGGGCTGATGAGATTGAAGGTAAAGAATAGTTAAAGGGTTTTACACTTAATAGCTTAAAAGAGAAGATAAATCCTCTTGATTAATTAGGGGGAAATTATGGATCAAGCGGATTTAATCGGTGAACTTGATAACTACACCAAATTTATGCTTTTACGCAGAAAGCTAGGAAAGTTAGACAAGGAGCTAGCCTACGAACTAGGCATAAGCACAAGGGCAATGACAGAGCGAGTAACCGGGCGCGCTGAAGTTAAAAACGAAACCATTTTAGCTATGAAATATTTGCTGGAGAAGAAAAATGAAATATGAGGAGTTTTTGTTAAAAAAACAATTCATATCTGTCGATGCAGGATTCGATGGCGATGGTATGTGGTTGCCAAAAGATATAAAGCCATTTCAGCGCGATTGTGTTGAGTATGCTTGTCGGCGTGGGCGTAGTGCATTGTTTGCTGATACTGGATTGGGAAAAACTTTGATGCAGCTATCTTGGGCGCATCGTGTTATGGAATTTACCAATAAGCCTGTATTGGTTTTGGCTCCTTTGTGTGTAGCACAGCAGACAGTGAGAGAAGGTGCCAAGTTTGGAATAAAATCCGAGTACATGCGCAATCCAAAACATACTGATTGTATGATCCACGTTACAAACTACGAAATGCTTAAAAACTTTGATCCAAAAAATTACAGCGGCATAGTTTTGGATGAGTCGAGCATTTTAAAAGGTATGAACGGGAAGTTGCGCAAATACATCACTGACTTTGCTGCGTCGATCCCATATCGTTTAAGTTGCACAGCGACACCAAGCCCTAACGATTTTATGGAGTTAGGAACTCAGTCAGAATTCCTTGGAATTATGTCGCAAACTGAAATGCTGGCAACGTTCTTTATCCACGATGGCAGCGACACAAGCAAATGGAGATTAAAAGGCCATGCGAGGAAAAAGTTTTGGGAATGGCTGGCAACATGGGCAATCGTTATACGTACACCTGCTGATCTGGGATATGACGATCCGGGATACACACTGCCGAAATTACACATTATCGAACACGTTATAGAAACATCAGCAACAAATGGATTATTTATAGATATCGCGCAAGGCTTGCAGGATAGAAACAAGGCGCGCCGCGATTCTGTTGATCTTCGCGCAGAAAAAGCCGCTTTGATTATGTCGGATTGGGATTGCGGTATTGCATGGTGCAATCTTAATGATGAGTCTGAGCTAATTACTAGATTGGTTGATGGGTGCTATGAGGTCACTGGATCAATGACACCAGACGAAAAAGAGGCTGTTTTGATTGGTTTTGGTGATGGCACTATTTCAAAAATATCAACCAAGCCAAAAATCGCAGGGTTCGGCCTAAACTGGCAGCACTGCAATAAAATGCTTTTTTTGGGGTTGTCAGATTCATGGGAGGCGTTTTATCAAGCCGTTCGCCGTTGCTATCGATTCGGACAAGATAAGGAGGTATTTGTTCACGTTATTATTTCTGACCGTGAAGGCGCGGTGTTGTCAAACATTAAGCGCAAGCGTGAGCAGGACGAACAAATGCGCGCAGAAATGCAAGCTATTATGGGCGATTTAGTGCGCGCTAATATCAAAAAAAGCACAGTCGAAAAGGCTGAATATAAACCAACATTGGCAATCAAAATGCCATCTTTTTTAGGTGCATAAAAATGGAAGTTTTAAATCAAAAGATCACTGATAATTATGCTGTTTACAATGCAGATACTGTTGAGGTTGCAAAATCATTGCCTGATGATTCGGTAGACTTTTCAGTTTTTAGCCCGCCGTTTAGCTCGCTTTACACTTACAGCAACAGCGACCGCGATATGGGTAACGTAAAAAGCGATTCGGAATTTTGGGAGCAGTATCGGTTTTTAATTAAAGAGCAATTCAGAGTAATGAAGCCTGGGCGCAACATTGCAATCCATTGTATGAACCTGCCAAGCAGCAAACAAAATGATGGATTTATTGGAGTAAAGGATTTTCGCGGAGATATTATTCGCGAGTACCAAAAAGCAGGTTTTATTTATCACTCTGAAGTTTGCATTTGGAAATGCCCAGTGGTTGCAATGACGCGTACAAAGGCACTCGGATTGCTTCACAAGACAATTAAAAAGGATTCTGCTATGTCTCGCATGGGCATTCCTGATTACATTGTCACAATGCGTAAGCCGGGTGTTAATACAAAGCCAGTCGCAGGAGAATTCAAATACTATGTTGGTGATCAGCCACCAGTAGGATTTGAAAAAATTGATCGCGATGATGGGTCGCATTTTTGGATGCCAAGCGAATCAAATACCAGCGTCGATGTATGGCAAAAGTACGCTAGCCCAGTTTGGGATGATATTAATCAAACTGATACTCTTAATTTCCGCGAAGGCAGAGACAGCGACGACGAGCGCCATATATGTCCATTGCAATTAGATGTTATTGAGCGTTGTTTGCAATTGTGGAGTGTTCCCGGCGATGTGGTTTGGACTCCATTCATGGGGATTGGCAGCGAAGTTTACATGGCTTTGAAGTTAGGGCGCAAGGCAATAGGGGCAGAATTAAAACCAAGCTATTACGATCTGGCTTTGCGAAATATTGCTCAAGCAGAAAAAACGCAATACACGCTATTCTAATGCGCTGCGCCCGATGCAATAAAAGAGTCCGTGAGGTTTACTATGTAAATGGTAGGCCTTACGGGATCGAGTGCGCAAAGCGGCGCGGGTATTCGGATAAGAAAGTGATAATTAAGCAGGCTGAAGAAAAAAACGATAAACAGGGTGAATTATTTTGACCTACAAACAACGACTAGATTTATTCTGCTATTGGGCGGACTTTTACGAATTGGTGATTTTGCCAAGTTTTGAACACGATAGTTTTTCAACAGATTGGGCAAAGTAAAGATAAGCAAATCAGCTTTATGTAAAGCGCAAATCTGAAACAATGGAATAAATTAACGGGAGATAGTGATGCAAATAACCGATGAAATGCGAGACGCTGGCGGCGAGGCTCTTTATGGAATTTCAAGAGAAAGAGCCATAGAAATTGCCAAAGAAGATAAGTTTGATTCTTATGTTGCCAGCGCAGTTTCAGTTTTTGAGGCAATGCTATCAGCAGCACCAAAGCAACCATCAGCAATACCAGAATACTACCAAGAAGAATGGAAACGCAACGTTATGCTTATGTGGTCTTGTGTTCGCAAGCATGACAGTAGCATCCCAAGCGATGTGCTAGATTTTATGCGTGAGTTTTTGTTAGCAGCAGCACCAAAGCCAGAGGGCGAGTAATGAACAACTATTTAAAATTGATGCGTGGATATCAGTCGTCATCAAGCGCAAGGTGGCGATGCACAACAATTAATCGAGACCGGAAAAACGGCATTGGCCAGCAAACTGGATATCCAATCTGCAAATCAATGTTTCGCTCTGTGTGGAGTTTTAAATGACCCGCGAACAGTTTGAAGAATCATACGCTTACCGCCACATGCCGCTAAGTTTCATGCACAATAAATACGACGCAATTGATGCAGTAAAACAGCAGCGAGAAGGCGACACATACAGCGATCAGCACATAGCAAGGTGTTGGGATGATGAGCAAGCTGGGCGGAGTTGGTAATGTTTGAGCACAAGATTGAAGCAATGATAGAGGTTCAGCGAAAAATCGTTGACATTGCAGCTAATGTAGTAAGCATTATTCAAACAGAAAAGCCTGTCCTCGTGACAGTAGAGGAAGACACAGAAGAAAAGCGAGAGGCGCGCAGGACGATTGCACAAAACCGATTGATATACCTAATTTACCAGCGCATAGGTAAAACGCTATACGGCGGCGATGAGAGTCATGCTCGGAATGAATGCAAGCTAAGAACCGGATGCAGGATTCTTTACCGCGATAGTAAGAAATTCGCAAAAACGTTTGATGAAGTGATAAGGCCGTTACCGCATGAGCTTAGGCTTAGCGCAATGAACCTTATTAGCGTTTCAAGCATCATGAAGCCAAAGCAATGCACAGAGTACATTAAAACAATTATGACCGAGTACGGCGCACAGGGGTGCTACTTCTTAGACTTGGAAGGCGCTAGCGAATACGTTAATTATCCAGAGGCTCAGCAATGAAAAAAAGACTAGTAAGTTACAGAACGGACGAAAACACGCTCGAAGTAATCGAGTCAATCAAACAAAAACTGGAGCTTGAAAATAACTCAGCAGTTTTGAGTAGAGCTATTACGCTGCTAAAGCTTGCGAGCGAAAGCGAAAAGGTGATTTTGGTACAGGATGGCAATGAGCGCGAGGTGTTGTTGTGAACGCACCAATGAGGCAATGCCACGACAACATAAAAACGATCTACGGGAAAAGCCGTGGATTTGATATTCCGCAGAAGATGAAAAAGCTTTTAATTGGCGCTGAAATAGTATGGTTTGATAGAGAGCCAATGAGCCAGAACATGGACGACGCCCTTCACTTTTTCTTTGAATCAAATACGTCTGTAATGACTGACCTGTTATTGAAAAAGCAGGGCTTAACCGATGTTAGCCAGTACGTGAATATACCGCTTCAATGGGGTGTGGAGATGGAACTGCACTACTCAATGCCTAATCGCGAAGAGCATGAAAAGCATCACGTTGAGCCGCATTACTTTGAGTTTTTTGGTACAATTTTCCCAATGACCGAGAAGTTCAAAAAGCATCGCGATATTTTTTACATGGCAAAAAATCTGCAATTTGCTTGCGTTCCAGATGATCACAAAAACAAGAAATTTTACGAGACAACAAAATTCCGAGCGGTGGTGATTTGATGATTTGCTCAGTATGCAAGGCCAATCCAGTAAAGCTGAAACACGCCACAACATGCAGCCTAGAGTGTGCATGCCAATTGAATGGCGATGATTACAATGCGGTTTATGCAAGATTAAACCAAGCTGTTGCATTGGCTAAAATGCCATGCAATGGGTGTAATAAGGGGAAGGCGTAATGGCTGCTGCGGCTGATGGCGAAGATGATATTGTTACAAAAGTAGTAGTTAAAATCCCTGTTTTTCACTCGAAAGTAATCATATACCTAGGCAAAAGTAAAATTAAGCCAAAAGGCTATGAGGATATTTTTCACGGTGAGTATTTCGCTAGATGCGGGCACCGTAAAGAAGATGGCGATTTAGTTGTTGTAATGCACTGCCAAACCTATGCTATGAGCGTCATTGCCCATGAAGCTATACACGCATCAAGCTACATACTTGAAAAGATTGGCCACAAGGCAAGCTTTAAAAACGATGAGGTTCAGGCGTACCTTGTCCAGCACATACTTGAAGCAGTAGAGAATAAATTATATGACCGTTAAGCTACTAAAGGAGCGCTGCTGTCCAGTCTGCAAAGAGATGTACACCCCCAAGCGCTACGGGCTGCGCCTAACTCGTTGCTGTGACAATGCAGGATGCAGACTTGATTACGCGCAAGGGGTTAGAGCCAAGGAGGCAGAGAAGGCCGCTAGATCGCGCAAGAATGAGTTTTACAAAAACGACATACCAAAGCAGCTAAATTTATGCCAAAAGACTTTCAACAAGCTTAGGCGCTTGCAGGAGCTAAAATGGTTTGCTGATAGAGGCATGGAGCCAACGTGCATTAGCTGCGGAAAGCCAATTGGTGGTGATATTTGGTGCGCCGGACACTTTAAGACTAGAGGCGCGCAAAGCGGGCTTAGATTCGACCATAAAAACGTTTATCTTCAGCACAACCGGCGATGCAATAGCGACCTAAGCGGCGACATTTACGGAACAAAAACAACGCACGGTTATTTGCAAGGGTTGCGCAATAGATTTGGCGATGAAGAAGCGCAAAAGATTATTGATTACTGCGAAACAAACACAGAAACAAGAAAATGGACTTGCGACGAGCTTATAGCAATGCGCAAGGAGTGGAATAAACAAATCAGAGAGCTTGAAAATGAACTCAAGTAAATGCCCAAATTGCAATCACTACTCACTCTACAGAATGCCCGAAGCAGGAAAAACAATCTGCGCAAATGCTCAACGCAAAGCGCAATTTGAAACTGTTAAGTTGTGAAAAGGTATTACCGCAAAAGCGGGTAAGTGTTAAAATGAAATTGTTTAAGAAAGACTGATAATTTATTAAGATTAACCCGAACAAGAGGATTTGCAGTCATGCTAAAGCCCCTAAAAAGGGCAATATAAATTATAGCTGTTTACAGTATCCGCCCATTCGTAAGAGTGGGCACAGCAAAACACGCTCAGGATGTGGCGGCTGTCCCAGATTGGAGTTGAAACAGACCACCACTGGGTTAAATCGAGCAGTCGAAAGTTCTCAGAGATGCCTCAGAATCAGTTAATGCTGACTAAAGCCTGAGCGTGTTTTGCTGTTAAAATTAGGTAGGTTTTCAGCAATAACCCGAAATACAGGCGGGTCATTGCGAAATAGTCTTGGCAAGACGATAAAACAGATGGCCGTGCCAGTCCGGTGCCATGACTGGCAAGAATTAGCCGAAAGGCAAACAGAGCAGAGCGCATGGGCTGTGCCGCCAAACTAGCTTTGAAGCGACTAGTTAAGCTTCTACGTGAAAATGGCGAAACTACCATGACTAGGGAGATGAAAGGCTCCCTGCCAAATTCGCCAGCAATGGCACAAAGAGCAGTAGGCAATGATTGGCTGTGTGGCCATAGCCGAAGACCGGCAAAGAGCTGGCAGGCCGCATGAAAGGGCGGCAAACTATTTCCCCCCGCCTACCCATAGGCCGCGCATAGCTAGCCAGTGGCGTCACAACCCTAGCAGCGCAGGACAGACCTAACATTACTAGGCTCCAGCGGTTCACCTTTCCGCCTCTGTTGACTGCGCCGATTAGCTCACGATACGAGCTATTAACAAATAAAGAGATTTGCATGAAAAACTTACTACAGGAACGCGCCTACATGGCGCTGCTTAAAACAATGAGTCAACCAAAAGATTTACCACTTCCCGAGGTTGAGGAACTGCAAGAGCCAAAGCCGCGCAATCAGTTCCACGCACAGATCTTGGCACAAGCAAACGAACCGCCGGTCGCGCACAAGTTTTGGGATGCTCAATCGCGCCCAGTTGAGCCTTGCAGAGGGTATGACTGGCCTGAGAATGCGATATAGTCAGCACCATTGCCAGCCTAGTGCTGGCTTTTTTTGTTTGGAGAAAATTAGATGGAAATGATCGTTAAAGTAAAAGATTGCCGAGACTGCCCATATCGTAGATCAAGCCGAGGAAAAGACGATAACTGGGAAGAGTGTGGACACCCTAATCACGGTCAGCCCCCATACATGGATATATTGTGGGAGGGTGGTGGATTTAGCTCTGTTCCAAATTGGTGCCCAATAAGATCGCAAGAATTTGCAGTCACAGCGCAAATAGATAGGCCTATGCAACCTATCGACTAACCCACTTCGGTGGGTTTTTTATATTCAATTGTGGTATCATTTAAATTCCTAGAGCCTTTAACTACGAAGCAGAAGTTAGTCAAAGATAAGGGAAAAGCCGCACACGACTGAAAAACGTTCTTGCGGCTTTTTTATTGCCTGAAATGTGCTAAAATTCCCGTGTTAAACACGAGGAACACGAATAAATGCCAAAGTTTGGTAAAGATAATCAGCCTCCAAAAGAGAACAGAAGCGGGGGGCCAAAGGGAACTACAAGGCTTCTGCGCGAAGAGCTTGACAAGGCATTTGCAAATGGCCATGAAGAACACAAAAGCTTCGAATCATGGCTTGTCTACAAGGCTTTAGCCGATGGCGGGATATTCATGGAGGCAATACTTCGCCGCGTCTTACCAATGTCAAAGGCGACTTATGAGGCAGTAGAGTTTACCTATGATCCAAATTGGAGCGCGCTAGAGAAGGCTGACAAGATAATGCAGTCTATCGCCGCAGGCGACATACCGCCAGACGTTGGGGTTACTCTGATTGAAGGTGTAAACAAGATGTTAGGCATTGAGGAAGTGACCGAGCTGGCCAAGCGGCTAGAGGCTATTGAGAAACTGCTGGAGTCAAAATGATGCTTTCTAAAGAAGATATGGCGCTAGAGGCTTTAATAAAAGTAATTACTGAAATTTCATGGGATGATCAATCTATTTCAGATCAGACGCTTAATTATGCAAAGCAGGCGCTAATTGCTAATGGATGGGAAGTATATCTTGATGAATTTACTAGGGCGCACATAAGAAAGCTTGATGATAAAGCGACTAACTGAGTCCCGTATTGCTAACCTTGAGCAAAAGGCACAGCAAGCCAATGGGCAAAAGCATGTAACTGTTTACGGGTTTGTAAGCCCTGAGACCAAACAGCTGGTTAAGTCGATAAGGCGTGTTAACGGTGATTGGATAGAGACAGACGAGCCGCCCACTATGCTACTGGCTGAGAAGCTAGAGCGCGCAGTGGTAAGCGATAAGCGGTTTATCGTTATCGTTGGCGGAAGGGGATCAGCTAAGTCAGTAGGCGTGATTGATATCATGCTGGCCGGTGTAATGGACTATGGCGATAAGGTCTACTGCCTGCGCGAGTTTCAAACATCTATCAAGCAATCAATCCATTCGCTTAACGTTGAGGAAATCAAACGGCTTCAGTTGGAAGGCTTCAGGTGCCAAGAGGCGGCCATCTACCACGAGAGCGGCGGCGAGTTTCAGTACGCAGGGATAAAGCAAAACCCTGACAGCATAAAGTCAGCTGCTGGATTCCGGCGCTACATGTGCGAAGAATCGGGAAGCTTGTCAGAGAAGTCGATCACCACGCTGACACCTACAGCGCGTAACAAGGCAAAGGCAGGCTTACCGGGCGAATTGATAGAAGCAGATGACGAGCTTGAAGGTGTGCAAATATGGTTCGTTGCTAACCCTCAAGCAAGCAATGACCCATTTAGTAAGCGATTTATCACCCCGTTCCTTGGTGATCTTGATTCACAAGGTTACTACGAAGACGATCTACACCTAATCATAAAAATGAACTGCGAGGACAATCCGTGGTTTGATGATTCAGGTTTGGACACTGAGCGGCTATTCGACTACGAAAACAAACCGCGAGCGATCTATGATCATATTTGGCGAGGAGCATTCTTGGACACAGTAGAAAACTCTATCATCGATGCCGCTTGGTTTGATGCTTGTATCGATGCGCACGAAAAGCTAGGGTGGAAAGCGGAAGGCCAAGAGAAGATGGCATTCGACCCTGCCGATAGTGGGGATGCTAAGGCCGTGGCGTATCAGGTTGGCACTGTCATCATGGGGGTTAAGCAAACCGAGCTTGGAGATGTTAATGACGCTACTGACTGGGCTATGGGTATGTCTGCCAAGCTCAAGCCTGACGTGTTTATTTGGGACGCTACCGGTATTGGCCTAAGTCTTAAGCGCCAGATCAATGACGCGCTCAACGGTAAGAAGATCAAAGCCGAGCCGTTTTATAGCTCTGGTGGTGTGGTTGATCCATCATATGAATACGAAGCTATCGATGGCGAGATATGGGAAGTAGGCAAGGAGAAAACTAACGGCGACCTATTCGCTAACCTGCGCGCTCAAATGTACTGGCGACTGAGAGACAGGATATTCAAAACCTATCTGGCAGTTGAGAAGGGGCGCTACTACTCACCTGACGAACTAATCTCATTTAGCAGCGGAATCAGTGAGCTAACCGCGCTACGGTCTGAGATATGCCGCATACCGAGAAAGATGGGCGTAGCAAGTGGTAAAATTCAAATACTCGACAAAGCAGCCATGAAATCATTGGGCATTAAATCGCCAAATATGGCCGACGCTGTTATGATGTTGCAATTACCCGTAGACGTATTTGGCGGCTACGATGACGATTACGAACCAGTCCGCACAAGCAGCGGGGAGTGGGCATGACAGAATTTGACGATAAAGTAATGGCAGAAATTAAGCGATACTTTCCTCATTCAGAGATAAAGAATACAGGTTCAGTAGAAAATATTGGCTTTGGAATGGCAGAGGTAAAAACAGAAGGCGATTCATTCATACACAGGATCGTTAGTGGTAATTCTTATTCAAGTTTGGATGAGGCCGAGAGCGATTGTATTTTTAACCTTGGCGAGCTGCGATTCTATAAAGATCCTGATTTTGTATTTATTCGCCTAATTCATTCTGGCGCAGATCTTCGATCTATCCATGAAGAAACGCCAGTATTTACCGCAGCCGTAAGATTCTCGCTTGGGTACAAACTATGAAGTCACTACTTAAATTTATTGGCCAGTCAAACATCACCGACGAGTTTGACGATGAGCAGCTAAAGAAGATCGCTCAAGACGTTATTCGCAGATACACCGAAGACCACATGTCCATGGACGAGTGGCGCGAGTGCATCAAGAAGGGAATGGATTTAATCAAACCTGACTGGACAAGCAAGTCTGAGCCGTGGGAAGGAGCTGCAAACTACCGCACTACGATTATTGCCGAGTCTGCTAACACATTTGGCAACCGTGCCGCTGTTGAATTGTTGCGCATTCCTAAGCTGGTAAGTACGTCAATCATCGGCAATGACACGCTTAAGAATTACATAGACCGCAAAGCAAGCGAGAATTCAAAGCTCAAGGCTGAAATTGATCAGTTAAAAGAACAGATCGAACAACTGCCAGAGCTTGCAGCGCCGTTTAAGGCATTGACTGATAAGTTCTCCGAAAACCAAAAAGCCATCACCGAGAAAAAGCTTTTCATGCGCAAGCGCAACGAGCGCGCCGCACGGGTTGGTGAGGCGATGAACTACACAGTTGACGTGAAGATGAAGAACTGGCGCGAACAAAAGGAGCGCATGTTTTACTTGCTCCCCCCGCTTGGCTGTATCTTCACCAAAACCTACTACGATCCAATCGAAGGATGTCCAGTCACTGAGCATATTGGGCACAACGATTTTGCAGTAAACCAAGCCACCAATGACTTGGAAAGCTGCCGAAGCTTCACGCATATCATCCCGTTTTCAAAGGCCGAAGCTGAGTATCGAATTGATGCAGGGATATGGCGCGACGTACCGCTATATGCTGATAACGCAGACGCAGACCAAGGCAGTAACGAAGCCGAAGGGGCGAAAAAGACAGAGGACAACTCCCACAAATTCCTTGAGCAATATTGCTGGCTTGACGCTGATAACGATGGGATAGAAGAACCCTACGTTGTTACTGTGCATGTATCATCAGAGAGTGTTGTTCGTATCGCCCCGCGCTACTCGTACGAGGGCATCTACGCTTCATTGGATGGGTTCAAGCCTGACACTATTCTAAACCTGCAAGACAAGCGCACGGCAAGAATCAAAGAGCTTGGCGGCAGTGAATTTCCAGACCCTTACGACCTGACCGATTACAAGCTTATCCGTGTTTCACCAATGGGGATTATCAACAAATACGGCCTATGCCCTGCATTGGATGGCACGTTTCTTGATTGGGGTTATTTCCATATCATCGGGTCTAACGTTCTTGGCGTTAACAAGACTACTAACGACCTGCTTAACGCCGGAACGTTGGCAAACCTGCAAGGCGGGATTGTCGCTAAAGATTTCCGAATCAAATCTGGTGCGTTTACGCTAAAGCCCGGCGAGTACAAACAAACCGAAGTGCCAAGCCAAAATCTTGCGGCGTCTATCCTGCCGCTGCCGTACAAAGAGCCAAGCCCGACCCTGTACCAGCTCAACGAGAAGATGGAAGCCGCAGCCCGTGCGTTTGGCCAATCTATCGACTTGGAAGGTCAGCTACAGGCTAACACCGCCCCAACTACCGCTCTTGCAATGATTCAAGAGTCACTAGTTAAGCAGACCGCGCACAACTCAATGCTCGCCAGGGCTATGGGGCGCGAATTTGAATACCTATATTCAATAATGCGCGATTACCTTGACCCTGATGAGTACAAGCAAATCACCGCCGATGATGAAGCGGACAAAGATGCCGACTTTGATGAAAAAGGCCTGACGAATACATGCTCAGCCAATCCTGAATTGGCCAGCCGCATGCAGCGCATGATGACTGCAGAGGCTGAAATGGCACAGATACCATTTGTATTACAGATGGGTGGTAATCCAATCCCAATAGGTAAAAATTACTTCCGCCAAATCGGTTCGGAAATCACAGACGAAGTGTTCCCGAATGAAGCCGAAATGTCACCGGAAGAAAAGCAGCAGCTTGAATCTATGCGACAATCTCAAGAGCAGGCCAATCAAATGGCGCAGGCTCAACTGCAGTACACGCAACTGCAAACTGAATTGTTAAAACGCGATCAAGACCGCAAAGACCAAGAGTTCACCGTTCAAGCCCAGAAAGCAATGGGCGAGATGGCGAAAATGATAGAGGAAATGCGCAAGCTACGCGCTGAGACTCTATTAACGCAAGAGAAAGCAGAAACCGAAGCGGTGAACAATGGCATTGCTATCTACACCGCAGCCAGTGAGCAACTAGATAAAGCCGAACAGGCGTTAGGAGCACCAAGTGCCGCAGATAACCAATGATGAATTCCAAATCTGGAAAGAAAACGAAGTAACAAAAGCGCTGATTGATGAGATTAAAAAATCAATTCAAGAAAAGCGAGAAGTGAAAATTGCAAGCTATGACCCGTCAACCGTGCTTGCACTTAATGCGGAAAAGAACGCAGTAGTTGACACACTAGAGCAAATCCTAAATTGGAGTCCAGTGAATGAGTAACAGCTACAAAACAAACGGCCATTATGTATTGGTCGAAGTGCTTGAGGTAAAGAACAAAAGCGCAGGAGGTATCATTCTTGGTGACACCGAGCGCGAGCAAATGGCTTGCGAGTATGGGCGCATTGTATCGTTTGGTCCAACTGCATTCGTTGGTATTAGCGGTTGCGATCCAGAAAAATACCCAACCAACGACACGCGCTACAAAATGACTCCCTACCAATTATGGGGTGTTGACGTAGGTGATCAGGTTCAGTTCTCTCGTATGGAGGGTGTCATTGTTCGCGATCCAGACGGGCGCAATCTGCGAGCCATTCCAGATGTAAAAATTATCGTCAGTATTAGCGGCGAGATTGAGTTGCACAAAGGTAAATTCTAACCAAGAGGGCAAGCGCCATGACAGACGAGTTAATCGATGTAGATTTGCAGGAAGAAGAATTACCGGAGGTAGAGCAAGAGGCCGAAGAAAAGCAGCCCGAGCCGGAATTACCGAA